TCAAACTGTTGCTGCTCGCTATCGGACCATGTGACTTCCCTTGTCGCAGGTGCGGGTGCGAAGCGGATGTCTGCTTGAGCGGGATCGAACGTGCCTACGTTGCCGGTGGCTGACTTGACTTGGGTGGGGTCGAAGACTGCTATAGTATCAAGGGGCGAACCTTCAAGGGTAGATTCAGACAACCGAATGCCGTCATAACCCAACTCCCTAATTTGTTCTATCACTTCTTTTGTTTCATACACCGGCCACGCGCCGCGTTTAGCGGCGCGCATTATATTGGGGGTAGGTTCAGGAAACTTTATTTGATCCCAATGTTCTTGAGGCTCAAACATGTTTTGCACTGACAAGTAGACTGGCATGATTCGAGTATCAGCCAAACTCTCATACTCGATTGCCGAATCAAAGCCGTACCGTTCGGTCATACGATTGCGCACGTCTTGCTGCATCTGGTTGAACTCTTGCAGTCCCGCGTCCGTGCTAGTGTCAATATTTCTGATTCCTAACTCTTCATACAAGGCATTTTCATACGCTCGCATTTCTTTAGATTTAGCAAGAACCTCATCTGACGGCTGGCGAACTCCCCCCGTACCTTCCATCCAATCAGAAGCAAACTTTGGATCGGTTGTAAAGAAAATAATTGGAATGTCAGGAAACCGTGTCTTGAACTCAGAAAACTCTTTCTTTGTTCCGTGGTACACAACCAACGGGTTGCCCTGTTCATCCACCACCTTCGAGTCCTTGAACCAGCGGCGGAACTCAGGCGTGTTGACAGCAGGTGCGGGTGCGAAGCGGGGTGCGGCCTCGGCCTCAGGCTTAGGCTTGTAGACCATTGTGTCTGTTTTGCCAACAACAAAACCATGCCGCCTGTACCACGCTCGAAGTTTGGTTTGGGATAGTCCCTCTTTCCCAAACTTATCGACAGAACCTTCGATAGAAACTCCGTGCTTGTCTGCAAGATCGGTGAGGATCTTCAGAGCATAAGTCCCGTACCCTTGCCCACGAACCTGAGTAGCAATAGACCCAAGATAGATAGAATTATTGCCGCGTGTATACACATGAGCCTTTGCAACAATATGGACCCAGTCTTGAGGAAGTGTCTGCTCTGTCGCAAACCTTTCCAACGCTTCGCCGCTTACGCTAGGGTCTAAGAACACTCTCCCTTGTACCGAAAGCATGGAAGGAGCAGCAAAGGTGGCATCAAAGAACTCGGACATGAAGTTCTTTTGGCCCTCTGTGATTTCATCGGCTTCAAGTTCAATAGAAAAATCTTCTGGGATTTCAATGCTCGGTGCCGTACGCCCAATTTTAATGCGACGGGGGGGCTGCCCCTCAGCAGGCGCAAACCTCACAGACAAGTCAGGCTCGGCGGCAATGTCCTCCTCCGTAACTTCAGGCAATGCAGCCCCAGCCCTCGGTGCCAAGCCACGGGCACGCGCACGCTCAAGTTCTTTTCTCTGGCCGGGCAGTTCTATCTCTGCAATGTTCTCGCCTGCAAGAAGCCTGTCAACAAACTTCTGAGTCTCCATAGCAAACGAGCCACGCAGGCCAGTGCGGTTCACCCAACCATTAAGCCAGTCCTTCAACTGGTTCCACATATTCTTTTCGGTGGGGTCCAAAGATATACGACCAGAAGCAATCAGTTTCTGGATAGCAGTAGCCAGACCTTCTGAAAGTTCTGACATGTAGTTAGAATCAAGAACCTCACCAGCCTCAGTACCAGCGTAACTTCTAAGACCCCGCTCAGTTTCTTTCCTGCCCCGGAGAATCAGGTAGTTGTACAACGCCGGGTTCATGGACTCCAGAGTGTGAGTAGCCTCATGAGCAAGAATGCCAAGGAAGTTACGGACGAACGCCTTGCGTTTTTCTTTCGGGTCAGTAATCTTGCTGGTGTCCTGAACAAACACAACGTCTGGTCTGGACGGCAACTGAGCGCCACCAATCTTAGGGCTGCCGCTTTCCGCAGTAATGTCAACCGGAACAACGCGGATCCCTGCCCTGCCCATTGCCTGTGAGATAAGTTGGACACCACGATCTTGTTCTTCTACCGGGGTCGGCGTGATGGTGTGAGCATCATCAAACTTATTACTAGCGGTTTCTGCAACAGCATCCAGTTCATTCTTAATCTCTGCGTCTAAAGCCTCGGCAGCCTCAGCAGCCTCCGTCTGCGCCATGTCACCACGCGGTGCAAGTGCGGCAGCCTCTGTTTCTACAGTTTCGGCCTGCTCCTCCAACTCCGCCTGAATCTCAGCCAACGGAATCATGGACACTTCCAACTCTTCGTACTCTTCAGGAGCCAGCCGCGTCTTGATGTGTTCTTCTACCTCTTCAGCCTTCTCAGAACTAGCCGCAACCTCACCGACAATCACCCCATCTTTGTTTCTGATTCTGGCAACAGTAACAGCCTCACCCTCTACTACCCCTCCGATACCCTCAACTTCTTCTTGCAACTCTGAGATAATTGGAGGCTGCTCTTCCTGCCTAAGCGCCCCCTCCTGCTGCCTGCGTACACCCCTAAGCCGACCCTCAGTTCTTGCTGCATCGATTGCACCGGAAGCAGACCTGCGTGCCAACGGTGTTACAGCAGCACCAATTGCTACTTGCCCGCCCATAGGAACACCAAAGCCAACGAGACGCTGAAGCCACTCGTCAAGACTTGGGATGTACAACTCGGCATCTTCCATGGTGGCCGCGTCGATGCCGTAGTGCATACCTGAACCGACCCACTCTTCAAAGTCCTCGCCAAGTACGCCGTGATACCCACCCTTCTGGGCAAGAAACTTACCAAACTCAGACAGTTTCGCCCTTGGGTTGTTCTTCATCCACCTAGTAACAACAGCAGTCTTAAGACCCTTAACCGCCTCATCAATCTGGCGTGGCGTAATTTTGCTAAGGCCTTTCTTGACACCGGGTACAACACCTTTGGTAAGTATTGCACCAGTTCTTTCTGAAACGTACTCAACGTAGTTCTTGGCCCACGACCTAAGAATAGCCTCGCCACCAATAGTAGTAGGAGCATCAACGTACAATTGGATCTCGCCCATTTGATCCATGTCAACGTCAACCATCAACACTTCACGGATAGCGTCGGCATAAATCTTGCCTGTACCAAACCCAAGCACAGACGAACGAACGGCTTCGGCTGACGCTACGTCACCAGAAATTGCCAGCCCCTTAAGAGCCAGAGCGCCAGACCTTTTCTTTGCAAGGTGCTTGACAAGATTCTCAGCACCGCCCTTAGTTGCTTTGTTGATGACTTTGCCAAGCGCTCTGGCAATGACCTTGTCTCCCATCTTAAAGCCTGCCTTAGTCAAGGCTTTTTTGGCTCCCGCTGTCACCCCTCTCGTTGCCACAATTTCCATCATGAAGGGAAGCGACATGCCAGAAATAGCACCCGCTTCACCCATCCAAGTGCGGCCCCTAATCTCAAGTTCTTTAAGCGTTGCCCAATGCTCAAGTAGACGCTTCTCATCTTGCGGCAGACCCTCGCCTCTTTCAATACGATCAGCCCGTTCATACAGGTCAATAATGTAATCTGCCTGATCAATTGTTCCCATAATGGGCCAGTAAATCTCTTCGGCAAATGACTCGCCAAAGCCAGCAGGTTTGAACGCTTCAGGAGAAAGCGCAGGCATGCCCATGTTTTCACGAACGATGTTTAGTTTTAGTACGTCCCTGTCCCTGACGTACACCTCAAACAATCCTTCCAGTTCTTCTTTCGTGTACGGCTCTTGACCCATTTTAATTCTGTCATATTGAGCCTGAACTTCAAAGTCAACCTTTTCTCTTTCAAGAGAAAGCCTGTCGTATTGTTCTTCTTCGTACAAATCAAGTGAGTCAAGTTGTTCTTGCAATTCTTGCAAACGCTCTGTTTCTTGTTCACGGACTACAAACGGAGCGCCGTATCCGGGCTGACCCGGAACACGTTTTCCTCTACCTTCTTCAAGTTGTTGTACAAGTTCCCTTCTTTTTTGCTCTCTTAGTTCACCAGCGGCAGCGCGTACTTCAGGGGACCACGCCTTCTCTCCTTGAGACTTTTGCCAGTCTTCAAAGTCATCTTCGATTTGCGTATGCAATCGCCTGTCGGCATCTTCAAACTCTTCCATAGTTGAGTACGACGGGAAGTTTTCCCAGCCAACAGACTCAGCATTTTTAACAGCCTCTTCGGGTTCCAGTATTTTCCCGCCGACATAACTAGGAATCATGTAATACTTGTCATCAACCGTCACGCCCATAGTGCGAACAGTTGTGACATAGCCATCTTCATCTGCAAAGTAAGTGCCGTCTCTTAGGTTTTTCCTGTGGTAATCAAGCAGTCCCAACTCAAGAGACTGAAAACCCTGTTGGTTTTGAGGCGTTGGCGTTTCAGGCATTTGTGTTCACTTGTTATGAATCAGGATTTGCAGACATCATTGCAATTGTAGTGTTGATTTGATCTGCTTGATTGCGAGGGACGTTGTGATTAATCATCCATGCAGCAATTCGTGCTTGATAATCTGACCCACTTATTCCGGTGTCAGGAATTGTGCCAAGTTCTTTAATCATTGAATCTACTATTGCCGGATCATTCAACCAGTCAGTGTTGCTGGGATCAAAGTCAACAGTTTCCCCGGCAGTTGCTGGGCCGGGGGGAGGTGAAGCAGCAGCAGCAGGAGCAGGAGCAGGCCCAGCAGCAGGCGTGGGTCGGCCAGCAGCCTGACTGTAAGCACTAAGCATCTCGGCTGCCTTTACTTCAGCCATCGAATTGATCGCCCGGTTAATGTCATTCGCACTGTTTGCGGTGCTGACATTCTGAATAATTGCAGCACCCCACAAGTCCACGCTTCCAACACCAGACCATCCGTGCGCCCGTGCATACTTTTGACACTTATCAATAAACGCCGCCATAAACTCTGGCTTTGCCATCGCAGCGACAAGATCAGAATCAACACTGCCATCTTCAAATTGGTTGTTCATTGCAACCAGATCAATGATGGCACTCATGTGACCGCCGGGGGAAACAAGATGCTTGCCCATTTCCTTTCCTGCCCACGAATCCATGTCAGGATTATTCGCAAACATTCCATCGGGACCAGCATTGTCATTTGCTGACCTGTGCCTGTTCCGGCGATACAGTGCTTTCTGAGTCATTTCAAGTTTTGTTTTTTCATCCTCAAGTTTTTTTCTTCTTGTCTCCAGAACATCTATAGTGGCTTGAGTAGATGAATAAGTTTTCTCAACAGTAGACACACTTGTCCTTGGACGTTGGCCTCCCCCACTGCCACCCACGCGGTCAGCCTCAGCCATTATTTCGTCCTTTTCTGACATACCACCCGAAGCATCAACAACACTGGGAGTTTCAGCGTATTTATACTTTGTCTCCCTTGTTTTAATTTCTGACTCTGCTCTTATGTGAGCATCCAGTATCTGCTGGTCAACGGCATCAATGCTGGACTGAAGTTCTGACAGTTCCTCGTTAATTGAACTCATCGATTGACCGTATGCAATCTCACTAGAACTTCGGAGTGCTGCTTTGTTTTGATTAGCGACATTGATTCCATTACCAAGGATATTTTCAACGTCAAAAATTGAGCCTCCACCAAGAGTAGCCCGATGCGTTTCAGCCAAAAGAATCTTCATTTGCTCTGGGTGCAGATGCTCGGAAAGTTCCTCAAGATTTGAGTAAGCCTGCATAAGAATGTTTTGAATAGGCTCAGGGTATTCAGACAACGCATTAATATGGTTGTCAATAATTGCCCCGTTAACAGCACGGCTTGCAGCCGTCACAGCGTCACGCTGCTCGTTCACTTGACGGTATGCTTTTAATTCAAGGTCGAACTTCTCAGACTTTAGACGGTTGCCAACCATCTGATTGTCCATGCCTGTAACAATGTTAACGCTATCTTTGCTGGCAATCCCAATCCATTTACCAGTTTCTGAATCTACAAAGTGCATGCTTCCGTCAGGAGCAACTCTAATTTCTGTATGAAAGCCCGGAGTCTGAGGTTTCCACACAGTGCGTGCGTCTACTTTTTGATCTCCCAAGTCAAGAGCCTGAGTAAACCCTACAGACTCCGCACCCTTTTTTGCACGCTGACTTCGCAGATTTACCAAAGCCCTGCGTGCAGCAGCGGCAGCATCATTGTCACCATTTTGTTCGGCGGAAACAGCAGCAGCAGTAGCGGACGCAATGCCATCTTCAAGAGTAGCCTTGTCACGTTCAACTGTGTCTGGCGTGCTGCCTTCCTTCGGCTGGATAACGTCTTCAAACTCATTGGGGTCGAAATAAGTACGCGAGTCCTCTTGAAAGGGAGGATTTCCAATTGGTTGCTTTTTATTAGTAGCCATTTTATTGCCTTATAAATGAGCCAAAATTAAGAGGCCCACCCATATTTGCAGGCGGAGCCATGTTGACCGCCATTTGTTGTTGTTGAAGTGCCTGCGCGCCTTGGATGTAAGGCTGAAGTTGACTCATTGCACCGTGATAAGTAGGCGAGCCAAACGTGGCTTGGGTCATTTGTGGGCTGCCTGCCCAACTCATTGTTTGAGCCGGAGCAGAACCGCCAAAGATGCCGCTAATTGATGTACCAAATTGTCCGCCTAGTTGAGAAACCAGAGGAGATGCGCCTTTCATTAAACCTGAAATGTTTGCGTTTCTCATGGAGTAATACTCTTGATCAGCCGCAATGTTGTTTTGTACAGTTTTATTGGCGGCATTCCGCCCTTCCGTCAAAACATCCAAAACAGGGGCTGTGCCCTGCGAAGCGGCTGCAAACAAACTCATGTCAATCCTGCGTCCCATATTTAACCCTTTTATTTAACAAACAAAATGCTTTACGCAGCACCGCCAGTAGTCATAGCGCCTGTAGCACCCTGCAAAAATCCCGTGGCAGTTCCCAAAAGTCCACCAAGTACGCCTTCTCTGGCATATTCAATTGGCTGGCCCATTTGTTTCCAAGGTTGAGCCTTTCCAAATGCCTGCATAAACTGCAAATACCCCGAAGGTTCAAACGTGTAAGCAGGTTCTTTTTCGTAGAAGTTCAAGAACGCTGAAGCCCTGTCAGCCCCAAGCATTGCCTGTTGGCCTTGCAGTTGAAGAATCTGGTTACGCCTCTGAGCATCTAGTCCACCCTTAAATTGAGCAAACTGAGTTTCAAACTCTTGAACTCGTCGAGACGAAAGGTCTGCCCCACGCCTAGTGGGAAGAGTAGTAGAGTAAAAACCTCGCGCGCGTTCTCGTTCTTCAGCACCAGACATAATGTCTTGAATGCCTGTTTCAATTTGTTTTTTGCCAGTCTTGTAGATTTCAGGATCGACAACAGGAGTATCCTGTGCCAAGCGAATCATCTCTTGAAGCCCCAATTCTTTGTGGGCAAAGATTTGATTTAGTAGGCCAATACTTCTTTCTCGGTCAAACGCATACGCTTTTTGCGCATTAGACATTTGATTTTGAATATCAGTAAAATATGCCTGTGTTGCCGATGGCAAAAATTGCGAGTAACCCAAGTAAGGGTTGCCCTTCTTTTCTTTACTTCCAAAAATGGCATCCAAAAATCCCATTGTTTACTCCTATCGGATTCTTGCGCGACCAGCAACTGCAAGAGTGGCTGCAAGGCGTTCCATTGCCCACGGGTCTTGCTTAGTCCCATCCAGCAACTTGATAAAGATAGCGGCCCCGCGAGCGCGAGTCCTTACATAATTGTTTCGGCCACCGTTCCAGCGGCCACTGAAGATCGGCGTTCCACTCTTGGCCTGCTCGACCGTGTCTGCCGCATACACTTCGTAACTCAAGCCGGGAGTCTGCTCGTCAAGAATGGCAAGCATCTCAGTCAACTTGACCTCCTGCGTACTTGACAATGAGATCGGCCCGATCCAAACGTGTGAGTCAATAATTGTCCCATCATCGTCCTGAGCAGAAGACGAGAATGAACGAATGTGACCATCAAAGCCGCCAAGAAGAATCTTGTTTGCTTCAGGGTTTGGACTCTGGAAGTCCATTACATACGTCGGCCCAATGACTCCGGGGTACTCCATGGGCCAAAATGAATTAGTTCTTGAGTCGTAGAAATAATGACTACGCTTGTCTGTGCTTTGGTTCGCCGGAGTCAAGAATATGTGGACACCATGGTTGACGTTGTCATACACCAGTTTGCATGCCGACGAAGACAAATCAAGGTCTTTGAATGTCTTATCAAGTTTGCCAGAAGACAAGCGGTTAGTCTGCGTAATGTTGAACTCGTTGGGAGCAAGAGCATAGAGTCCATTCGGACCCATGAAATACAAGACTCTATTAGGCCCGTAGCACCATGCGTCTGGGCCAATGAATCCAACCTCCGTGCTAATGCTTACAAGTTGAGTACCATCCCACAATGGATCTCCAGTCATTGCATAGATGTAATTCGATGTGCTAATGATTAGCCGGTTGTCAATCGACGGGGCAATCGCAATGATGGGGTCAGAAATCTCTCCAATGTTTTCTGACTTAGACCCCCACACGGATGCACCCGGAGCGGAACTGTCTGGGTCAAAATCAGTCGCGTCACCCACAGCAGACATAAACCAGTTTTGCGGTTCGTCAGACTTTCCGGCCATCACCAAGCGACCAAGCCAAGACTTGATTATTGTGCATCTTGGGTTTTCATCTGATGTGCCACTGCCGTACAAGCCAGTGTCGCCGTTACCACCCGGAAGCGTAGAATTGGTGTTGATTTCACCGTTTTCGTCAAGAGTGTTCCAGTCGAGAACCTTCATTTGAGATGAGTCAAAATACTTATAGTTACTGCCGTCCACAAAGTAAATATTCTCAAAGAACGATGTGCCGTCAATTCTGTTTACGTTTGTAGATAAGTCTTGGGAAGTAGACCTAATAGTAAAGTTGCTTAAATCATCTGGAGTCGTACTGTGTACTTTTCCGCCAGACACCGCAGTAACATGTCTTCTTCCAACAATGACTGGGTCAATCGACCTCCAGTCCCAGTCGTAAACCTTAAGACCAAGACTCCATTTGTGTCGACTCCCATGAAGAGAATTGTTTGCGTTTGCCGATTCAGCAGTGTCCCCAGAACTGTCTGGCTGGTTTACATGATCAAATGTTCCAAAATACTTTAATGCTTGCTTTTGAACATACTCATTTTGTGTACTTGAACTTGACGGTGACACCTGAAGAGTATGACCGTAAATAAGTTTTGACCTGTGATGTGAAACGGGATGTCCGTGGCTATATACACCACCAAGTCTAATATGCGGATAAGTATGCCAATCATACTTTTCCGTATCTTCAATGTCTTCCGCAGACCACAAAACATTTCCATCAAAACTTACTGAAAGAGATTTGTCTTGCTGAGTAACAACTAATTTATGGCGTTTCCTGTCTCCGTTTTCATCCAAGTCATCTTCCCGACTTGCAATAACAGTTCCAAGTTTACCTTCTTGATTTCCATTTTGGTTAAGATATGAGTAACCCAAATGAGCATTTGCTTGCTGCATCGCAAAGACAGTGCCTTCAACTGAACTATGTCGGTGGTCAGCCCAACCACCAATAAACATGTCAACTTTTCCAGTTCGGATCTCCATTTTAAATCTAATAACTATTGGCGTTTTTGCGTTGTCTTGAGCATTGCAACCATCATTAAACGAACCATAATAATCATGCCACTCCATGTATCCGTGGGTGTAATTTGCTTCTGAATCTGTTCCATCGCTGCTAATGCGACAACGCAATGCAATGCCCCAAGTTATGTAGTGACTGTAGTCATCATGACCTTCTTGGTTAGGAGAATTAACAAGCCAAGTGTGCGGCATTGTACTTGTACTAGACCCCATAAGTTCATTGTAATAAGGGTCATAGACACAACTATCGTCATCTACATCATCAGCAGTTGCAACAAACTTGACAGTAACTGTTGGGTCACCACCATTGTACGAAAACTTTGCTGGCATACCATACGGACATCTAAAATCCAAACTAGTTACATATGAAGTTCTTTTTGTACTACTCCATGGTGCAAAGATGTAATCATCTTTGTCATCGTTGCCGCCGTTATTTGAATCTAAAAAACCACCAGTGTTAGGGGAAACAAAAAAACCAGAAGAAACAACCCAATTACGATTTAGCGGATTAATTAAAATATGTGAATCGATACGTCCATCAACAAACTCTGACCACGGCCTCCATCTGTGCTGCGAACTGGTTTCGTAAACTCCTCCATCGCCGTACTGATATGGCGCACCAGCATACCCAAAGTTTTTAGAGTTTATGTCAACGTACTCAGCATTGTCGGCATCCTTGTATTTCACAAGGTTTGAGTAGTCAAACATGTTAATAGGCTTGGCGGACCTTTGCTCGTTGTAAGCAATTGCCCCATGAAATGGACCGACATTAGCCAAATCCGAAGAAGAAGATGCCGGATAACTTGAATCAACATTATCAGTAGGGCCATTTAAAAATTGAAGAGCCCTTCCAAAATACAAAAAGTTCGCGCCAGATTGAGTTATTTGCTGGCCTACTGGTATTGATGGAAAAGTAAAATTAGCAAGTTTGCCCGCGTTTGGGTTTCCTTCAGGGAACTCCATCAATTGGCCGGGTTCATAGACGGTGCTTTCATTCGCCCTTTGTACAAACTCCATGTGATCAATCTTTTCTCCAGTCACAGGAGTTGAAGTAACTTTGCTTACACCATCACGCCGACCACCCCTTGCTCGATCTTCCTCAACGTCAAACGGACGGACGTTCTTACAATCAGAAGTTGTATTTGGTTTCTGATTTGCGTGGCCTGTGCCTTCTACTTGGCCTTCAATCGGAAACTGCAACTCGACTTTTTGTTTCTTGGCTGGTGGCATTACTGGTAGATATCCTTTGACCGGATAAAGATGTTCAAGACATCGCCGTTTGCAATTGTCTCTGTCACCTCAATTTGGATGTACTGATCTGTGTCAAGTACGACCCCGTACTCCTCTTCTGTCCAAGCAGCAGAGTCGCCCTGAAGTATTGTCACGCTGTCCAACTCATACGACACAGTCCCGTTAGTCACCTTGATTGTGACAGTCAAAGGCTGCGTCGAGGTTGACTTGTTGTAAATAACCGCCCCAGAAAACAACGTGCGGATGTTTGACCTAGCCTTGGTCTTGCTAGTACCAAGTGCCGTTGTGGACTTTGCCGCAGAAGACAAGAATGTGATCGTCTTGTACGTCGTTGCGAAGTTGGTTGTTTTGTACGATTCAGGCATAGTGAAATCTCCTCTCCCCCGTTAAGGGGAGAGAAGGTGGTGAGCGTTTATTTATTATCCAGAATGTTCAGCACCAGCATCAGCAACAGATGACTGTCGAGCGTACCAGTTATTGCCGTCGTGCCAGATGTGCAAGTGGTCACCGATTCCGGCGTTGCTCGCATCAAACGTAACTTTGTCAGCCGGGTCAGAAGCATTGTTTGTCGCCGTGTCTGAGTTTTCCAATATGTAGATTTTGTCCGCATCGGCAGCAGCGGCAACAACGTCAACATCGTTGGACCCAGCGGTTACAAGCGTAAAGTCTGCCCACCAGCCTGCGCGTGAAGCCGAAATAGCGGGCAAAGTAATGTCGTAAGCAGACGCTTGAGTGACCGTAAAGTATGTACCCCCATCGTCATCTGTCAGGGTTACATTGGCAGAAGTTGCCACGACTCGATAGTGACCGACTTCCTGTCTTGCAATTTCTCTTGTTCTGTGAGGACTTGGCATGATTTTCTCCTATGCCTGTGGGTAGGTGCGGACCCACTCGCCGCTTATGAAGGATCAGCCGTGGAGTCCCACGGCAATTGGTAACTTGGACGCGCCTGACTCAATGCCCCATTACGAAGAGGCCCGTAGTCCGGTTGAATCAAGCCGTCCTTTTCTCGAAGTCTTTGATAAAGAGTCCCGTTCTCAACCTCTGCGACACGCAACTCCATGCCTTCTTCCTCATAGCCAAGAGCAAACGCCCTGACCAAAGCAATTAGCACTGACTCTGCGTAGTCAGGGATCGGGGCGTAGTCGCCGTCAGCAAGAAGGTCTACCCACTTTGACCGATAGATCATCGTCATCTGGTCAGCACTTGTAGGCGTTGGGTACAACTCTAGTCGCGGAGCAGGCAGGGGGTCGCCATCACTCTGGGGGAATGGATGGGAAACAGCAAGCCAGTAATGATTGGTGACACCAGTGCTGGTTGATCTTCGTTGCACAAGATCATGGAAGGAAGTAAACGTGAAGGACTTTACAAGGCCATCCTTCATGTTTGCTGCAATAAACTCCCCGAAGTCTGAGGGAAGTTCCGCATGATTCTGATTAGCAACAAACGAAACATCGACTGGAGGACGCTCCCTGAACTTCCAAGGAGACATAAACAACTGACGGCCAGCCTCGTTGACTATGCCAGTTTCATCCAGTTGTTCTGCAACACTTCCGCCAAGGGCGTGCTGTACATGCTTTTTAAGTGTAGCCAGTGTGATAGCCATGATTATGTCGCCGCAAAGATACGAACATTAGCATCGCCGCCACTTCCGTTGTAGCACTCGATGCGGTCAATGGTGTCAGCCACCCAGTTGGTTTCCCAAGTGTCAATCTCTGACTGGTAATTACTTTCATTAAAAGTGCCATTCATGTTTCCCATGTTTCGGGAATCGTCGTTTGACAAGATGAATGGGATGCCAGCAGTGAGTTTGACGCAAAAGCCATTTTCAATGTTGTTATTAGAAAGGTCGCCACCTTCGTTACAAAGCAATTGAATCTCGACAGCAGCGTCAGATTCAATCCACAAGAAATCAAAGTCCGACGTTGCAGTGCTATCACTCCACAACTCAACTAAAGTTGTGTTCGCAATCAAAAACCTTTGATCGTAGTAATGGGTAATTGTGATTGAATCAGAAGCAGTTGTGCTTCCACCAGTGATTGTTCGAGAATCATCACTGTCTGCAAGCGAAACTGTAAAGTGTGTGGTCAGGTTTAGTGTTGCCATCTTAAATCCTATTAAGTAATTGCAATGACACGAACTTTTGCTGCGGAACCAGTCGTGTGGTAATACTCAATCCGGTCAATAACATCTACGTTCCACGAAGATTCCCAAGAGTTTTGTTCACTAAGGTAGTTAGTGCCAATGTTTCCACCGACATCTCCACGGTTTCTACTGTCATCGTTGTGCAAACAGAACGGAATGCCAGCCTCAAGTTTTACAACCCAACCGTTTGCCAAAGCCGTGTCATCACTATCATCAGCAGCATCAGTGTTATGGACACCCAACTCGTTGCAAACCAATTGAATCTCAGCCTGCTGATCTGATTCGATCCACAGAAAATCAAAGTCAGAAATAAGATCATCGTTCAGAAGTGTGGTCAAGGTAGCCGTAGGGCCAATCGCATACGTCCGGTCAAAGATTTCATCAGAAGCAACAGTTATTGTGTGGGCAACAGAAGTGCTGCCGTCTGAGTACAGGTTGCCCGCTGCATCCGTGTAATCAAACTTTGTGTAAAAGTTAATAGTTCCCATCGTTATCTCCAAGAAAGAGGAATGACTTCCCCTCCCCGGTAGGGGAGAGGAGTCTTAGGTTTTACTTACGCACTAGCGTTGGCCCAGCCGAAACCGTTCCAAAGAACTTCACTAAGCGTGTCATTTGCCGTATCTTCCAGAGCAATGGCAAATACGCCCTTGCCATCAGAAGCATGACCGCCAAGTTCAGATGCGGTGACACAAAGACTAGCACCAGCAGAACTAATATCCACGGTTGCACTGCCCATAGCCTTTACTCGGCCATACACACGGCACATACCGCTTGCATCGTCAGCGATGTCACTTAATGCAACGACAACGATTTGCTCTCCCGCCTTGCCATCTGCTGTAACAGCAATGCCATTAGCGAGTCCAGACAATTCGATGCCTTCCGTGTTGGAAGTTGCTTCTGAACTAAGACTGACAAAATCCAACTGCATCAGACGGCCGCGAGCGACCGTACTGCCAGTACGATTTGTTACCCGGATGTCATGCACCGGGAGGGAAAGCCCGAAGGGGGCGTTTACTGAGGGTCCATTTGACATGGTATTTACCTTTCTATGTCAAGGGATCATTGCTCGCACTACTGCGGGCAAATGATTCCCTGCCGCTGACGGCTGTTACAGAAGAGGTTCCACCAACAGTCAACAGGCTGCACAGTCGTGAACGGCTGATTCGGATGCCGCATGGGATCGTGCTTTTCCATGTACCGCCGTGCGTGATACACGGGGGTCATGTAGTTGCCGTTGAGCCACCAGTAACGATAGCCAGCATTGTCACCTGCTGCTGTCTCAGCATCGTCGGCAGTCGTGTCGCCGTAGATGGTTGCGTCATCAAGATGGGCAACGTACAGCAGATCGATACCGCTGTACTGAGGCATGTTGTAAGCAGGGTCTTGTTTACCTACCAGCGTGTCATTCGCGTCACGGAGCATTCTCTTGTAGAGATTGATACCGCCACGGGAGCAACAGATGAACTGCCGATTCAGGCTGTCCTTCTCAAAGTATTCCTGCTTGGTTGAAGGAGGAACAAACTTTACCTTGAGGAACATTTCATCAAACGCATCAAGCAGACCGTCTTGGTCGCCGTCTGAGTCATCAGCGTCAGTGTAGTCATACGTTGACACCTGATTGCGCCACTTGGATTCAGTGCCGGGAGCGACTCCCATTACCGTAGTAGCGTCACCCGTGTTAAACGAATGGTAGTTGCTGGTGTTTTCTGAGATGAATGACGGGATGCTGTAGGGAAGAGTGCCGGTGCTGGTTTCCATTTCGGAACCATTGGGGTAAGCGCCCTTCCAAAGGTCGGCTTCCATACCATTCAAGAAAGAAGTCCAGAGACGCATTTCCTTGATACGCTTCAGTCGCTTGTAGGCAACCTTCTGTGCATCACGGGAAAGTCCTTCGGACACGTTAAGTTCGACTTCCTGATCCGTCCACGACATGTGGTCAACGGAGAAACGCCAACTGATTTCCAGATCAGTAATGACCTGTGGATTGCTCCATGAGAACGTGGCGTTCGGCTTGTAGTGGTCATACGTCGATGCCTCGTCAAACATGACAGAGTCATTGATCGTTTTCCCGCCCTGAATAGAAGCATCCATACCCTTGCCCTTAAGAAAGCGGCCAAGGATATAGGTGTTATTCACGGCTTCGTTGATGACCTCTTCAGCCGACGAAAGATACCGGGGGCCGGTAACTTTCATGAAGTCGTTGAAGTTGGCGAGGGCTGTACCTGCCATAAGTCATACTCCTTCTCGGGGCGAATGCCCCGGAATTAACCTTGATATGCAGCGGACGCACCATCAAATCCCTTGCCACTAAGCAAAGCATCCAAAGCATCGTCTTCACGATCTTGAATAGATTTGCCCATTGATGGCATGGGAGTCTGAGTGGTAGCAGTAGGCTGCCCAGCAGAACGCAACTCTCGTTGCTGTGACTGCTGTGCTTCCTTTTCCGCTACTTCTGAGAACTTGAGCCTATATGCATCCGACATCAAATCGTCAATGTTTTCATACTCACCAACCTTGGCAAGTTTTTCCATTGTTTCTACGACAGTTTGGAATACATCATTGTCACTCAAGCGGGAGAACCGCTCTCCCAAACGTCCCCTAGCCTCATCAATTCCGCGACGTTCCATCGCACTATACAGTTGGCTAATAACCTCCTGCTGCTGCATGAACGCCTGCTTCATTTCATCGGCAAGTTGTTTAATAGGGGACATGACAGACTTGGCTGCTTCATCGCCAAAGATTTCTGAAATCTCAGACTCATAGCGGTTTAGCGATTCAACGACTTCGGAGGGTTGGCCGACAAGTTGATCTGTACCTGCCGACTCCCCGTCCTCGCTGGTTGCCTCGCTTGATTCTGAAAGTTTCGCTTCTAGTTCTTTGACTTTAGCGCCGTATCCATCAACGTCAGCCTGCACCTTGGCTCGCTTAAGTCCCCAATCAATTATGTCTTGGGGGTTCTTATCGGCCATCTGGTCAATGACTGAACGTGGTACGCCGTCACGCTTGAGGGCGGCAACGGCTTTTGCGTAATCTTCAGAGTCAAGTTCAGCAGGGTTGTCGCTGTTTTCCTCTGTAGATTCTGAAGAATCATCAGCCGTGTCATCGGCCTCTGACTGCGCAGACGAATCTTCCCCCGTGAGTCCATCCTCATTAGGCGAAAGGTCAATGGTTTCATCTTCGGGATGCGAAGAAAGATTGTCCGAATCCTGTGGGTTCGATACGCCCATGATGTTGTCAAGGACCGCATCGTCCGCGGAATCGTTTTCCATTGTAACACCCTGACTAACCGGAATGACTGTTTCAGCGGAAGTTACGTCTGTAGTTGTGGGGGTTTCTTCTGGCATGTTTATCTCCTTGGGGTTCTCGTATTTACGGTCCCTAATCTTTTGCCATGTCATGCTCTGACGCTACGTTGCGTTCATGAGCCTGTGATTTAATTATGGGTTGCCCCTTTTCGTTGCACTCACACCCCCGAAGATTGCGAGGCAACGCCTTACTTACATAAGGATACTTATGTGTTTTCCTAGCAATGCCTGCTGAATCAAGGTTGAAGTTCAACTGACGCACATATTCCCTGCCATCAACCATGATGGTTTCGCCGAAGCGAGGAGCCTCTGCGATAGGAAAATAGCGGTCAATTTTTTCTCCTGTTTCAGCGTCTTTAAATACATACGTTGGCATTACATTCCCATCCCTTGAGCAGCAGCCTGCTCAGAAGACATTTCCTGCGGAGCGGTCTGAGCAGAAATCTGCTCCATTTGCGCCTGCTCTTGCTGCTGCTGAATCATTTGCTGAAGCATTTCAGAGTCCACAAGTGTTGAAAGATCAGGCATATTCAAAGCATCGCCCATCTTATCAAGCAGCGCATTCCAATTAACATACGGCATGGTCGGCATTGCTGATGCAACATTGGCAATGATTTGGAATGCTTCCATTGCTCGTCGCTGCTGCAAAGCCTCGGTCGTTCGCTCCATGCTGTACGGATCAATTTCAAGTTCAATATCATCGTATGACTGAGGCGGATTCATCCCGCCTACAAAGTAAGGCTCGCCCATCCCCATTTCTTTAGCAGCGTCAGCGCCTAGTGGGAAAGCGACTCTGTCATCGTTATGCAAGTACCAGCCAACTTTTTCCATAATGTTTCTAGTTGCTTCCAGAAACTGCTGTTTGATATACGCAAGACGAATTGTTGTCGAACTATCAGCAATGCTTACTTCTGTTGCCGTCGCTGATCCTGTGACGTTCCCGCGCATTGCATCGTGGATACCACTGTTTCGGTCCAGACGCTCTCGGGCCATTTGGATATATGACACCTGCTGGTTGGTGATGCCACCAAGTTCCATTTGGATGACAGCATCCCGGTCCAAGCCTTCAACAGGCACGACGTAGTCGTGTGGTTGTGATTTGACATCCTGCACCAACTTTTTGTTCTTGCCGTCAACCAAGATGAGCCGCTTATATTTCGCCGCAGACATCGAAGCAGAACGCACATGGTCATTCAACTCGTTGACCTGACCCATAGTTGCCATGATTGGCGACAAGGGGTAGGGCGTGTCTGGGACGTAGTAGCACCCAAACATTGTGTAGGGTCCAGTCGGAGGTCCATAAAACGGTCTAGGATCTCTAATGTAATCAGCCTTTTCAGGATCTCGTTCACCATGAGAAATCCCCACAGCAATTGTGTAGATCGTTCCGTGGAAACCAAACTCTGGTCCGGGGCTTTCATCCAATTGAACTTCCGGAACCCAAATGTCATAGGCAGTAACTTCATTTCGTTCCGGAGTGTCTCGGCTGCTCTGGTGATCAAGTTTCCTTTCCTTAAGGTCTGTCACGCCAGCAATACGCTCAATAACCTCTGGATTCCAACTTGAATCTACCTTTGCTTCTTCGATTAGGTCTTCACGGTCGCGTACCCACATATGGCCCTGATACCGCGACTCTGAGACACTAAGCGCCAGCGGGTCAATAATAAAACGCTTAGGAGAAATGCGGTAGCAGTTGGGCCAATAAGCCTTGAACTTAGAGGTAGGGTCATGTCCACCCATAGGCATTTGGGCAGTCATCATTACGCCGTAAGTAATCAACGTGTCAAATGCAACACGACGCATTACATCTCTGACATTCGTATCCCTTGCCCACCTGTTAAGACCATGTTCAAGAGCAGAAGCCATAGCCCCGTAGGTAACTGGCCTGCGAGTCGAAACCCTGACGCGAGGGTTGTCATTGATCAACCGGGGAACAGTAAGAGAAAGGTACTCATAGACATGGTTCTCAGGAGAGAACTCATCGGACCCTATGCTTGAATGCATCGGCCCCACATACCCCTGAATCACATCCTTGTAATGCTCGAAGTGAGAGTCGCGGTATCTTTCCGCGCTTTCAATCTCCTCAAACATATTAGTAGGCTTTAAGTTCAACATTAGGAATATCCAAGATTCATAGAGTATTCAGGAGAGTAGAAGGGGAACATCTGGCTCATTGGCAAATAGCCCCCTCCCTGCAAATCCGAAACAAGGCCACCCTCTCCATCAAACAATGGAAGCCCAAGCGGTGAACCACCGGAAAGCATCGGAAGCATATTCTGCATTCTGTCTTTGACATCCTGCTGAATGTTCTTCTGCACTCCGGGCAAAACACCTTTCTGTCTGCCGCCGGTTTTTAGCATCGAATAAGCCATGTTATTTTTTCTTGCCCCTCATTGCGGCTTTCTTTTTCTTAGGAGCAGACTTCTTCTTTGGCGGTCGGCCAACCTTTGATCCATACGTCCCTTTACCACTTGGCATGTCACATTTCTCCTATTTGCCATTCTTCATCTTGAAGATCGTCTTCCATCGCCAGAAGACTCAAAGTTATAGACAACAAATCTTTAGGGCTTCTTGCAGCAATAATTGCCCAGCCCTGCGTTTCGCTCTCTTCCTCTTCCTGAATAAACAGCCACCCGTCATTACCCTGAGTGTCCATCACTTGTGCCAGATTCGAGCAAGCATTAACTGCCTTGTCTCTCATAATCTGATCAGTAGGGTTAATCATCCATTGACTCCCATACCTCTGCGTGGTTAAGTATTTCACCCATAGTGTTGGGAGCGTACTTTGGCGAATCTTCCTCAAAGCGAGGGGCTTCATTTCGCAAGAATACACAACCAGCGTATGCAATAACTCGGTCGCCGTGAGACTCTCTTGCCCCTGTTCTCTCGTCCCTCATGAGGCCGGGACCAATGCTCCCATCCTCGTAGTACACATACTCAAGCATCTCTTTGATGCCGTCTTCGGAACGAATAATAACCTCGTCCCTTGTGATGGCACGAAGGAGCGAGGACAGAATAATTCTCTTGTTTCGTCGGTCGCTGCGCCATCCATAGCGTCTTGATTTCCGGTCAGTCTTTTGACCTGTTGCACGCTGGTAGTATACGCGACGGTACTCTTGCCTGCGAATGTCCTCGTACCACGATTCACCGGGACCGTTGACTTCCCATCCCAAGAACGCTTCGCCACTAGATCCAGCCCAAACACTTCGACCAGCACGGCACGCCTCTTCAGCGTAGTCATGAGGCGAGATATATGGGTCGCAAAACTCTGCAACTACCTCTCCCGATTCACGGTCCATAACTGCTAACACACTGTTACTGGAGCCTTTACCGTGAGAAATGTCTGCGAACATCAGGTAGTTAGTCATGTTGTCGGGAAGACCGCCTTCGAGGTCGCACCACAAGAACCAACGGCCATTGTCTGCTTCCTCAAAGACGAACCCCTCCCCACGTTCCACGACCTCGAATCGCCGCGCTGGCTTACCGTGCGCCTGCAAATGCTTCGTAACAATCGTGGCATTGAAGAACAAATCACCTGAAGTAGTGTGGTCAATAAGGATGTTTTGACCGATATCAGCAGTGTCACCACGACGGGCAACCTGCTCACTAAACCAAGGCGACCACCAAAACCAACGGCCCGCAATGCCGGTGGTATCCCCGTCTTCATCCTGCCGCCACTCTCTACCTTGACCCTTCTGGGGATGATCCCAGTACCCAAGCGTAATGATCTTAGGGGACTTGTGGACTGCCCCCTGTTGCCTCAATCGCGAGAACGCTGTGCCGGGTCCGATAGGAGTGGAGTTAGCAATACGGCAAGATGTGGTGTCAGCAGCAGAACGCCAAGCATCATCAGCGTTCTGCATAGCGGCCATCTCATCAAACACAACAAATGTACGACGGCCACCACGGCCAACGTGTCCAGTAGTTGCTTGGCCTGAAACTGTTGATCCATTTGCAGGGTTCACCAGTTGGAGGTGCGTCCTGTATTCACCTTTACTAGATATGCATTTGCGGGGGCAAGGCAGCATCCAGTCAGGGACATTGGACAACAAGTAGTCAATCTTCCAGAACAGGGTGTCGGGGTCGCCCTTGCGGTCAACCAAATCTTCAACACGGGAAACAAGCAAGGCTTGCGTGTTATCCCTGAACAACCACATCCAAGTAGCGACAGTAATACAAATCCAAGATGCGCCCATGTCTCGGGACTTGTCGATCAACAGGTCGTACCCTCGATCTATCCCGTCAATCATTTCTGTTATCGCAGCATCTTGGACAGGCCAAGTAATAAACGGAACATGCTGGGCCTCAGCAGGGATTTCCCTGCCTTGTTTATCTACAACTTTGACGTTGTATGTCCACGCAAACAAGTTGACCCACAGCAATGGGGATGCCTTACACATCTCCATTACTTGCTGTTGCTGCGCCTCATCCGCCCGCGTTGCCTCAAGAATGTCCTCTCGAAGTGAGAGGTTATCCTTCAGGGTCTTCGGGATCGGGAAACTCGTCGCCTCGTCCTCTTGGAAGTCCGGGGCCTTGAGAAGATGAGTCGGCAGAGTCTTGCTGTTGCATGAGTCCACGGATTCTACCCAGTATCTCGTCTACTGTTTCTGTTTCACTCTGGACACGGATAGGTTCACCATCCGGCCCAGATACTTCATGTCGGTTCGTTCCAAACACTTCAGGGTACGCACCCTTGCTCAAGTGTATAAGCATCGGAACATTCTTATCTTCGATTGCTACCTCTCGACACTTCTCCATAATCAACTCGCGTGACGCAAGTTCGGCGTGAAGAAACGCTTCGCGGTAAACGGGAGACTTTTCCACCCACCCATAGTGAGTATTCCTATCTACGTTTGCTGATCGAGCAGAACTAGCAATGCAGCCAGTCTGAACAAACGATGCAAGGAACTTCTTCTGCTTGGGTGAAAGCCTACCCTTCTTCTCGTTCTCGTTGTCACGGGAAGCAATGAGAGCAACTTGCTCTAGATAAGCCTTAGTGGGATGACCCATTATTGGTATCTCGCAATATAAAGGTAGACATCAACATCTTTACCACTTTCCCCGTCTGTTGTCGTAACTTTCAACTGACCGGAGCAAGCCATTCCGTTGTCAAGGTCCGCCTGTGTAATAGTCGTGTCACCGCTCAGGTTTGCGCCTTTGCCATTGAGAAGGTCAACCTGCAAAAACTCATCGGTGACCACGATGTCGTACCCATCAGTTGGTGCGTCGGTTTCGTCAATAACACATTGGACAAGAAACCCGTAGTAACTGTGGGTAGTAGTTGCGTTGTCAGAAGCACCAGTCATAGCAATGGTTGCTTTAACAACCATCATTGCTCTATCGTGATGCTCTGTAAATGTAATTGCCATATCTAATCCTTACGTCGATCTTGTTCGTCCAACTTCCCAATCCGTTCCCAGTCTGGGTCCATGTGGTTCAAGAGTCGAATCATTGTTTCCAGTCGAATGATTGAGTTATCCAACGCTCGCGTTCGGTCAATCAGTTTGGTAATCATATTCCACTGGGCATCCAGTTTGCCCATGAGGTGGTTCATCATCCAGCGGCCCAAAAAGTAAATGCCGCCCATCAGTACAAGTGCGATGAATACGGGAAAGCCCAGTGTCTCTATAGTCTTGAGTATGTCGCTGCTTTCCAAAACCTACTCCCGCACCCATGCCAATTTACCTACGAATCCTCTTTGCACTTTTTCTGCCTCCACCGCGACGGAACATTCCCGGCCTACGCATCTTGCCGGTGACAGTCGGAGAGTCGTAGTTGAGTTCGGTTGAAAAGACAACAAGGCTCCGGTCAGTCACATCCTGATTGGTTGTTTCATTGGCACGCTTAGAATCAAAGTCAACCGTGCTTGCAACACCCCTAGTTCCAGAAAATGCCGTCACAGTAGACAGCGGTAGTTTGTCAGTAGGGTCAGACGCTACTCCGTTTCGCTGTGAATCAGGCACAGCGTTAGGAGAAGACGAACCGCCTACCTGCACTCTAGAGAACGCGGCGTATGTCTTGGCTCCGGGGACATATACGCTTGACGCGGCAACAATGTTATTGCCTGTCTGTGATGGCGTGTATGAAACTGTAGCGTCTTCTTCAAACGCAGACGCAGAGTGGGACACGGCAGACGCATTGTAAAACGTGCCAAAGTCCGCAAACGCATTCAGGCGGATGCCAAGGATTGTGCTTGCCTCGTAGTTGTTTGGGTCTGAAGCAACAGCATTGTCTTTGCTCTGGATCTTCCAAGTGGTAGAACCAGAGGTTCCGATTGTAAACGAACGGCTGACGTAGTAACTCAGAAGTTCAGTTGCGTCCTCACCTTCAAACGAGATTTCGTTTGACGTAGTGGTGGACCCACCATTGGTGTACGAGAGCGTCATGGACGTTGGCTTACTGGTGCTGTCCATAGACACAGCACCCCACCCAAAGATCAACCACTCGTCTCCCGCAGTTGTGTTTCGTGTAGTGCTTACGCGGTCAGCAAATGAAGTTGTGTGCGAAGTGTTCGTCGAGTCGTTGACCAAGAAGTAATCGCTCGACCGCATCTCAGACAGATCCAAGATCAACATCGAAACAAATTGTGTGCGGGCAGTGCGGCTTGCCGCAGCCTGTTGCTGGAACTCGATGCCGCCGCCGTCGCTCCCAGCAGTAATCTGGCCGACAAAAAAGTAAGACTCTGTTTCGTTTGCAGCAGTCGGCTCACGAAGGATTGCCGAGTCAGCAACGGCTGCGTCGTTTGTCCGGTCGTACAAACGCCAAAGGAACACTGATCCTGAGTGGCTACCTTCACACAACGCATGGCAAATAATGTGGTACGTCTTGCCGGGAGTTAGGGCGGCGGACTCAACCACCTCGACGTATCCGGTTGATGTCGTGGTTGACACCTCAGAACTAACAGTCGTGTGGATGTAATCAATGTTCTTTGCCATTAACCTTGTTCTCCATCAACGCCATATTGATACCTGACGATACGGCAAGATGCTCCACCCACTTCGTAATCTTTGCATGCTTTAGGTCGATGTTCGTACCTGCTGCAATTCATTTCACAATCTAGCCACACGCACGGCATGTTGTTCCCACGGTTAGTCATGTTGTAGTGGGCAAGTTCGACCTGAATGTCTTCAGGCAACCTGTCTATTTCACTTCCTGCAAACGGGGGCAGTCCTGCATCCATGCAGCACGCCCCACAATTATCGCAATTGTCAATGACGGGTAGTTCCATTAACCCTTCTTAACCCAAGGCAGTTTCTTGTACAGCCACTGGGGAAAGCCCGTAGCCTGAAGAAGACAGCCGGTTACTACGCTTGCAACCAGTGCGAGTACAGCAAAGACAATGTTGATTTCCATATCTATTTCTCCGTAAGTCTGGTGACAATGCCCGCTGCATCCCAGTCTTTGATTTGGTCTGGGGTGTCGGACGATACAAGTTTTTCGGCTTCTACTTTCGCACGCTTGCGAATAAGCCGTCTGTCCCAGAGTCTACCAAGGAAGAAAGCGAGTGCGGCAGCACCGCCAAGACCTATCAAAATGGCAAACGGGATAACAAGGTGATCCATCACGCGAAGAAGGATCACTGGAGAAATAGCCAGCAGCACCCCAACCGCGATGAGAGTAAAGAACTGTTTCTTGGAAAGGATGAAGAATGCAGGGATGGCCGCAAGCAAAAACAGACCCGAAGCAGCCGTAATAGGCCAAAGCGATCCAGATGAGTGGGCCAAGGACATTAGGCCGTCCCCCGCTGGCTGCGAGACTTTTCCGCCTAGTCCGATAGAGGGAAGTGTAGGGGACGTAAGACGCGAGTGCTGCGAGCAGCCAGCGAGGAAAGCCAAAAGGAAAATTGCGCAACGGGCGCTCATTTGACGAGCCTCCCATCCAGAGTTTCTTCGACCCGCTCAAGTCTGTCATTGAGCGATTCCTGCTGAACTATCAAGGTCGTTAGAAGCCGGTCGTGCCTTAGCCAACCAAACACCACCAATACAGCAACAGGAATGACAACACCTAACATCGTCACCCAATCCTTAACGGAAAGAGTGACAGTATCTGCGCAAGATGTACCACGCGAACGGACCATAGTCGTTCGCCCACCATATGACTATTACGCATGAACGCAACAAAGTTTCCCTGTTTGTTCGGTTACGTCCCAAAAACACACACCCTCCGGAGGCTGGAGGGTGTGCGCTGAAAGGAGTTTTCAGCAAGCAAACTGAAAACGAAGATGAGGTGTTAGAGAGAAGAGAAGAGAAGTGTTTGCATGATCAATACTTCACAGAGGGGTTCTCCAACACGCAGACTTTAACAAATCCGCACTACTCTGTGAGATGAACACAGCCTCCAATTTTAAATATCTTCTCTCCTCTCCTCTTCCGAAAGATGCCTTCCCTCAGCATCCTACGCCACCAGCCCCCCAGCGTACCCAGCGCAACGAAAAAACGCAATTCGATTTTTGGAGATATAGGCTCCCTTTAGTCGAGGGACTCCTAGATACAACATACCCCCACCCCCCTATCTCTCTCTCCCACCACGGTTTGCAGGACGATATATCTTCACCCCAGTCTTGCGACCACCCCGACCAATTTCTACTAAGTCGTTCTCCGCAAGTGTCTGCAAGTGACGGTACACACTGCTGCGAGGAATGCCCGTGCTGTGACTTAACTGTGACACCGTCGGCGCAATGCCGTCGTTCTGCCTAGTCAATGTCGTGATCGCCCTGAGTATCGCAATCTGCCGCATCGTCCGTTGGCCTATCGCCTTGCTGTCCCAAGGTTCGCCGCGTGTTCGTTGTCGTTGGTTGTCGTGTGTCATGAGAAGACCTAAGTAATTTAGTAATAAGATTTTAGGAAACGTTATGCCTCTCCCCCGCCGGGTACTGGGGGATCCGCACCTCGGGGGGACCCCACCCCCCTCGCCTTGGGCGGAGGCTTCGACCACTCCGACCTTGGACCGGCGACGAGTCCCCCCTCGCTGAGGCTGATCACCTCCGCCGCCCAGAGCCACCGACCGCGCCGCTTCACCCATCCCAACAGCAGAGCCTGACCACCTGCGGCGAGCCATGCTGGGACTGCTGGAGACGCAAGCAACTTGGCACGACGCGCTGCCAAACAGGACGCTGAGGTCACCTGAATGCCGCAGATGCCTGAGCCACCGTTGAGCAGGCTGCGCACCGATGCCGTCACAGGCTCAGGCTTGGCTCCTGCGGGCAGTTCAGCGGCGGGATGATCGAGGGTACATCCGGCGACAGGAACGCCCGGAGACGGGACGTGCGGCCCTCCTGATCGGACGATGGCATCGAGGGGATCATGGCAGGCTGCGAGCAGGTCGAACACGCCGAACAGGTCAACACGGCGGCGGCTGAATGCACACCACCGCTCGACCACCTGAACCAGCGGCCACTGCTC